TGATTTTCTCCTTATCTCTGAAATCGTGATCCCGCTCCGGGACCGGCTAACTGTATTTAGCATTTTGGAAAAAATAGGTGGTTTTAGGGCGTGTTTTTAATCAAAAGTTAACAGAGTTCATCATGCGACGGAACCAGCTGGGTGTCCCAATTTGTTGACTTTCGATTTTGACATACTGTTCTGGCAGTTCCACGCCCTGCTTGCCCAGTGCTTCACGGGCATTGGCTACCAACTCATCATAATTGGGCAATTTCTTAATAAAGTCTAGAATAGCTTCAACACTTTTTGTATCCCTAACTGTAGCTGTTTGCCCTAATAAAGTTTTAGCGATAAAGTTAAAGTCTTTGCCGTTGGGTAGAGTTTCGTTGGTTTCTGGATCCATTAAACCATTCTTGAAGCTGTATTTGTAACCGCGGGCTCTGGCAATGCTAGACAGCAGCATGTGTCTATGCTCGCCTCTGTAGGGGCTACCTTCTTTGCTGCCCAACATGCTGCTCTGTTGCCAAGCAGGATCAGATGTAAACATAAAGTCTGTTTGTGCAAATCCATTTTCGACATCACCGTTGATAGGAGTCTTGAAATGCACACTATCACCGGTAGATTGAATCCAACCTGCACGATTTGTTTTGCTGTTGACTATCTCATCATCAGGGATACCCTGTTTCTGGCACCATGCAATCAACTTGTTTTTCAGTTCTTCTTTGCTGATTTCATTCTCATCAACGCTAAGGTCCAAATCGCCGGAGTCTGCTTTTCTTCCTGTAGTGCCTAACCATTTGATAGGCACATCCTCTTCATCCTTGTCCATGGTAAAGTCAAGACTCGTGATTTTTTCTAACCACTGTATAGTAGTGGGAATTTCATCACGAGTAATTCGGCGTGTCAGTGCGCCGTCGATATTTTTGAATACGTTGCCGCCTTCGAATAAGTTATTCTTCATCTTCGTTTATCTGTTGAGTGTTGTTGCTTTTACGAGATTCTGCTATGCGACGCACACCTCTTACAAACTTGTTAGGGTCTTGTCCTTTGATACTGTTAACAAACCGACGCTCTAACTCATCGGCAAATTCCGGAGCATAGTTCTTATGGATACTTTCTAATAGATTTATCGCCGAGTTGATAATGTTAGTAGCACGGCTTTCTATAAGTTTATCCGTATTGCGAACATCGGCAATTTCATTGAGTTCCTGAAGAATAGAACGAGTCTTAAGTTTCATATGTAAAATCTCTTTGTAATATTTAACAAAAATTTATCAATTTAAAAATAGAATAGATTATTTCATGACTAGTTTACTACATTGCTCTGCAACATAAATACATTAGTAAAAACCATTACGTATTAACCATAATATACAAACACACAGAGGAGGAGAAATGTTTTTATCAAATTTACTAGAACGTCTAGCAGAGATGTTCCCTGAACAAGATTATCAAAATAGATTAGATCGTTACATCAACGATCACCAACCTAAAACCGTCGGCGAAGTCGAACACTGGCAGAAACAGTTTGAAACAAAAGAATTTAAAGGATTAACACTATGAAAAAATTATTTAAAAAAATTATTAAAGGCTTAGAGTCATATTACACTGCCAAGGCAGCAGAACACATTCGCAGAGGAGGTTGGGCATGAAATCATTATTAGACAAACTAGTAGAATTCTTTGACAGTATTGGCAGAGCGCGTGCTGCTGCTGAATTATCCAGGCTTGGACACTACAAGGCTGCACAACGTTTGATAAACGGCGAAACTTTAGTTTAATTTATTCAGTTTCTGTTGCGTTATTACGAAAAGACATATATAATAATACTGTTGCGTTAAAGTTAATGCAACACGGACACACATACACAAGGAGAAATAAAATGTCTGATTTAACACCAAAACTACCAGAAGTAAAATTCAATCGTAACGGCTACGAGATTCGCACGGAAATCTTGGCTATGGCTAAAGATATGGTATCTGAAGATTTCCATGCTAAATTTCAAGGTTGGGAAGTTTCTGCACAGCGTGACGAAAAAGGTATAATCACTACCAAGGTAGATATGCCGGAATTTCCAGGACTAGACAAGGTTCTCGAAACAGCAGAAAAGATGTATGCATTTGTCAATCAAGGTGCACCAAAGAAGTAATTATAATAAACAAGACGCATAGCGTATATAACTTGTAAAAAACTAGCCCCCTTAATTGGGGGCTTTTGTTTATCTAGTGTGTGCTAATCTCAACATGTTAAAAACTCTATACCACATCCACCCTATGTCAAATTCCCACCACTTGATGCTCATTTTAGGGCTGGCTGGGCGTAGATGATGATTACCGTGTAGTTCTTCGCCTCCTACTATAATACCCCAAGGTGATATATTGCGGCTGTTGTCTTTGGTAATGCCGTTGCGATATCCCCAGGCATGTGCTATGCCGTTGATAACCCCTGCCGCCCAAAAAGGGATCCACAGAACCTGAACTCCCCACACAATGATCCCGACTGGTCCAAAGAGCACGATGTCTATGACAAGCAATAAAAGAATCCCGAGCCAGGGGTGGGGAGTATACAGTTTCTGTTCGATCCAATCGTCAGGTGTTCCAGCGCCATAGGCGTCAACCATGTCGCGGTCCTTTGAAGCACGGCGATAATACCAAACTCCGCCGAACAGTATTTTTGATATTGAGTTGACTACAGGACTGTGGGGATCGCCCTCGACATCACTGTATCTATGATGTTTGCGGTGGACAGCCACCCACTCTCGTGTAACCATTCCTGTTGTGAGCCAAAGCCAAAAACGCATGGCATGTGCCAGCACAGGATGAAATACTATTGATTTATGTGCCTGTCCGCGGTGTAAAAACAGAGTGACACAGACTATAGTAATGTGCGTGGTTATTAGGACATATAATAATTCAATCATGAAATTCCTCGATAATACCCCAAACGCAACACGCTACTATCACCACAGGGATACTTAAAATTAAAATTGTTTCTACATTCATAAGTGTGATATTTATGAACATTTTTTTCATTAATAATATTACTACATTACTAAATACAGAATGAACAAGTCCTCTCAACTACGCTGGTGGGTAATTGTCTGCTTTCAAGTTTTAATCCTGTCATTGGGTGTATATTTTGGCGTCTGGACTCACATCTTGGAAGTTGACGTTACTCGCATTAGTTTTATAATTATTGCTATTTGGTTAGTTTCAACCTTATTCATTGCACGATATCATTTTGTCACTTCAAAAGTCGCTAGAGAACGCTTTATGCCTGTAGGCTGGTTCTTGGCAGAAACGTGTCTTGCACTAGGAATGATAGGAACTGTGGCAGGATTCTTAATCATGATGATATCAGCATTTAGTAACATTGATATTGGCAACACAGAGTCTATGCAAGAAGCACTGTCCAGCATGGCATTGGGCATGGGTACTGCACTGTATACTACACTGGTGGGATTAATATCAAGTCTCTTTATCAAGTCGCAACTAGTTAATCTGGAGCAGTCATGAAACATGTAATTGCCTTGCTTGGATTCGTAAGAAACCTTTTTGTTGATGCCATTATCAGTTTTGTTGGCGTATTAATCAGTATCGCACTATTTGTAACGTTTGCTGATTTGCCGATCCCGGGAAATGTTTCGTTGCAGGTGTTTACTGCACTGGTAGCACTACAGTTAAGTCGCTTTGTTGGCTTTGCTAAAAACAGATTATAATCATGGACAGCCCTGACAAATACAAAAGCACATTGGCGTTTGTTGATTTACTATTCAACATCTTGCTGGGCTTTGTGTTTTTGTTTATTGTTGCATTCATGTTGATTAATCCGGTTGCCAAGCGAGCTGATGTTGAACTGCCTGCACTGTACATGATTACCATGACATGGCCTGACGATAACATTACCGATGTTGACCTATGGGTCGAAGATCCTGCCAACAACACTGTGTTTTTCATGTACAGAGAACAAGGGCTTATGAATCTTGACAGAGACGATCTGGGCACTGTGAACGATGTAATAGAGATCAACGGAGAAAAAATAGAAGTCAAGCTCAATAGAGAAGTTGTTACTATACGAGGTATTGTGCCCGGGCGGTATCTTGTCAGTGCGCACTTGTACAGCCTTAGAGATTCTGCAACGGAAGAATTTCCAGTGACAGTTGAAGTTGTTAAACTAAATCCGTATCAAGTGGTCTACAAGCAGACAAAGACTGTATCTCAACAAGGACAAATACTGGATTTTTATCAGTTTACTATATACGAAGACGGATCGTTTGGTGAAATTATGGAGGGGGTTGAAAGCCCTGTTAAAGTGAGATGATTTATATATTGTGTGTCAGTCTTGTGTTGTTGTTTGTTTTGGTCGTTTTTTCATTGTGGAAGACTGGCTTTCGACATTGGAGCCTGTGGATCGTTATTCCTTTTTTAATGTTTAATTTGGGATTCGGCTGGTATTCAATATCTTCTCTATTGGGCTATGCCTACACAGCTACACCTCCAGCGGATCATCAGTTGTTGCATTTTGTTGTTGCTAAACCTGACATATACGTGTTAGCCAAAGGACCACAAAATGATCCCAGACTGTATAAATTTGACTACAGTGAAAAAACTGCTAAAAAATTAGCAGAGGCCGGACAGCAGATGAGATCCGGACAACAAGTTATGATAAAGAAAAATGAAAAAGTATCCAGCGACAGTGAGCTGGAGTTTTACAATTTCGAATTACAAAAACAATATCCCAAAGATCATAAGTAGAAACTAACTCTAGTTTCGTACCATTCTGTATAAAGTTTTTTAGCAGAATCAATATGAGTTTCTAATCCTAGAATATTGGAAACTCTTATATATTCTCGAATAAACCCTTCAGTTGATTCTAGTATCTCGGTTAAGTCTATATTAACTGCATTGCCAGTATCAGAAACCATCTGTTCGTATATTTGTTTTTCGTCAAGTCTATATTTAAAGTTTAAATCTTTCTGTGATTTTTCAATCCAATCTCCGTACAATGTTTGATCTAAGTCAACAAACACAACTTGGTAATTCTCAATACAACTAATTTGATCTTGAAATCGAAGATACTCCGGCGAATGCATGCCAAAGATTATGTTAGTATACTGCTGATAATTTTTTAATCTATTTTCAAATAGTTCATAATGATGAAAATCTAACCAGGATCGATGAAATTTTTGCCAATTTAAAAACTGAGTCCTTACGCTAGAAAAAGAATATAAGTCAGCTCTTTCTGTGTTGGACAGATCAAAAAATTTTTCTGTATTGATCAATTCTTTTGTAATCTGAGGGACTACCTGTGTATCAAGACTCAGCAATCTTATTAAAAAGTTGCCAGCGTATCCTGGATTATACACAACAAAAATATGTTTGATGTTATCTAACATAATGCTTTCCTAGTTTAATAAGACTTTTCTTAGATTCAAGAGATAGCCACCGAGTAACCAGCGACTCTTGGTAAGGGTTATGATGAAAATCTAAAACATCCCGTAGATTAAAAATGTGTCTGGGTTTGAATATTTCAACTATTCTCGGAATCATAGGATCAACTTTGATTCCTTGAAAATAAGAAAAATTTGACTTGATCGATTTTATATATTCTTTCATGTTACCTCTAAAGGCAAACTGTTTCTTTGATGTTTCCGTGAACCAATATGCTTGTTTGTCATAAGATAATCTGAGTTGAGTATCTAGATCAATATAAATTAGGACTGGCGTTGTTTTCTTAACTATCCTTAAATTATGCGGCAGCACATTAGGGTTAAACAACGGGTTACATATCAAACATAACTTTTGTTTATCTGTGTCTAGTTTTAAACAGAGATCGTTGTCAGGCCAAGTTTCATAAGATTTCCATTGTTTCTTACAACCAAGTAAATCATAATTAAATTGTTTGGATATTCTCGACAGTGTTGAAAACACCGTACTTTTCGACGAATAAATTAACTCGTCTCCAGAAATAAAATTTCCTGATAACAATAGATAAAAATAAAAGAAAAATCCTCCTGAACCTCCTTGATACAGAACCGTTACATCGCCGTCGTTATCTAACACAGAAACATTCTCCGCCATTCACAGTACAATCTTTCAACCTTGCCATTGCTTTCAATTTGTTCATTTACACAAACAAATCCAAATTGTTTGGCATACCGTCTGTGATACTCAAATGACCAGGGAAAAAAGTCTATTTCATTACAGTCTTGATGGTCATGATCTCGTCTACCGGGATTGGATCTCCAATATATGATCGCATCTTCTTTCAGACAGGAAACTACTTTTTCTATTTGCAATAGAACTGTTTCTTCGGTGCCGAAATTAATACTGCCTAGACATGTTGCAACATCAAACAAACGATCTGGTATATAGTCTTCGATTGTAATAGTGTGGTCTGCTTCGTCACGTGCAGGGTCTATTCCAACACAGTTTTTTACTAGTTTTTTAAAAGGGTTGCCGCCACAGCCAACATCTAATAGCCATTCAGTGTCTTTTATTTTCTCAGCAATAGTTTCATAGGAACTCCACTGATATGCGTCAGTTGAAGGCTTCCAGTAGTGTCTAAAATAATGATTCAGGAATTTTTGATCTGTTGTCATAGTTTCGATAAGTATGTGTTTATAAGCTATTTAACTATGATTTTACCACAAAGAATATTTTTAATCGGCGTCCCAGGTTCAAGATGGAGCGGTATCGCTCAAAATATAGAGGACAACATTTCAAGTTTCAACACAACAGATAGAACTGAAAATAGAAAGTATGCCCATCATAACTTTTCAGGACACCTAGGTGTATATTTTGGTACTGGCTGGGAACACGACACTGAATTAACTGATGAAAATTTAGATTCTGCATTTACAAATACCAAAGGAACTAGATTTTTAAAAAGTCACGAATGGGCTTATTCTTTAGACAAGATAAAAGAAAAGTTTCCAAATGACTGGATCATGTTAGTACACAGACCAGACTTGTCTGCTTATAGTTGGTGGCACGAAGCAGGTGGATTCACTATCAGTTATCCAGACTATTATCCTTACTACAAAGATAGTATTAACATGCTAAATGAAATTAGGCAGATGCATCAGCACATGTTTAATTTCAGTCAAAAACACAATCTTAAATGGTCTCATATTTCTGCTGATTGGATCGAAGAAAACTTTGGAACTAGAGTGGAACCCACAGTTAAACTTTCCGATACGCTAGTGACGATTCTGAAATGATTGAATATGCTCTGTGGCTAATCGCTGGCACTGTCTACGGTACGGTTATAGGTGTAATTCCCATTGCAGGAGCGACAATAGGACTACTGGCTGTTTTTGGAATGATTGATCATTTTCTGTTGAATCCGTATCTAGGCGTTGTGTTTATGACTAGCTTTTTAGGAGCAGTCAGTAGTTCAGATAGTTATACAAGTATACTGACAGGAATTCCAGGCGGCGGAAGTACTGCTGCTTCAATCATCGACGGGCACCCGTTAGCTAAACAAGGGCAAGCAGGACGAGCTGTCGGAGCTGCATTATTAGATTCAACGGTTAACGGCCTATTCTGGGGTACCGTAGCATTTGGCCTATTGCCGTTCTACGGAAAACTTATTATGTATTTTGGTATTCCGGAGTTTGCTGCTTTGATGCTAGTTAGTGTTATTTGCGTAGGATTCATCACTGTAAAGAATCCTTGGCTCAGCATAATCAGTATCTCACTAGGTTTATTTCTAGGATTAATTGGGCAGGATCCCGGTACCGGTGCACATAGGTTTACGTTCGGTTGGGAATACTTAGCCGCTGGAATACAAGTTGTTCCTATAATAGCTGGACTATTTGCTATACCAGAAATTGTTAGTTGTCTCTTAGAAAAAAATTCTAGGCCTGCGCCTATTAACAATTACTGGAAACAGTTATTTTCAGGATTTAAAGATGTAGTAAGGTATCGAAAAGATGCTGCCAGAGGAGGAATTATAGGATTTGTCACAGGAGTGATTCCAGGTATCGGTGGCAGTGTAGGGGATATGATTGCTTACGGTTCTACAGTCGCTATTCACAAGGACGAAAAATTCGGACAAGGTAATGTCAAAGGACTTATTGGATGTGAAGGTGCTAACAATGCTCAAAAACCTGCAAGTCTTATACCTACTATTGTTTTTGGTATTCCTGCTGCTCCTTTTGCTGTGATTTTTCTTGCAGTGTGTACTACCCTCGGACTAGATCTTGGCACTATACAGCTTGTAAACGATTCTAAATTTATCTATTCAGTTACTGCTGGGTTTATTTTAAGTACCATTGTTAGTTTCTTTTTGTGTATTTTTATAACAAAGTTAGTCGTAAAGATTTTATCAATACCTAATTGGATTTATGCAATTATGATATCTATCATAGTTTTTTGGAGTAGTTTTCAATACACAGGCACACTAAATGATTTATACATCTTATTGATATGCGGGGTGATCGGTATCTCTTGTAAATATTCAGGTCTAAGTAGACCTGCAGTTTTACTCTGCTATATAATTGCAGAGAAGTTCGAAAACTATACTCAACAGGCGTTTACACTATATTCGCTAGACGAAATAATCACAAGACCGATAGTGCAGGTATTATTGGTCATTGCAGTATTACTCATTTTTACAAATATTAAAAAATTTATAAAGGACAAACAATGAAGAAATTCTTAACGGCATTAGCACTAACGTTCTCTATTTCAGCATCTGCTGAATACATCATGATCGTGCCTCAGCAACCTGGGAACGGAACATCAGTGTGGTCACAAATTGTTGCTAGACATTTAGAAAAACAATTAGGAGAACCTGTAGTAGTCAGACATATACCAGGTGCAAAAGATATTCCAGGATTTAATAAGTTTCACAATGACTTGAGATTTAATGACAATATTATCATGGTAAGTCACGGCGGGAATGGTATCGGATACCTTGTAGACGATGTTGATTATGATTACAAGTACTACGATTCTGTAGGGATGATGAATCTCAATATTGTTGTAGGGAAAAAACAAGGAGTAGATTTTCAATCTGGTACCAAGGCTAAAATTGCAGGAAGCTCAGGCAGAGAAACAGATGGCATGGCGATTGCAATGCTACTATGCGGAAATTTGTCAACTATACAAGAGTATCTCGATTGCTGGAATGACCGTGTAGTTTGGGTCAACGGCCTAAAAGGAAGCGAACGCAGATTAGCATTTATGAGAGGCGAATTTAATGTCGCTAGAGAAAGTGTTGTAAGTTGGAACAAATATTATACAGACAATTCTGATGCTGATGCTGAGATTTGGTTTCACCACGGAGTGTACGATTTAAACACAAAGCAACAAAAGGAAGATCCAAATTTTCCACCCGGATTAAGATTTGAAACTGTTTTTGAAAAAACTTGGGGTGAAAAACCAACAGGACCTTTATATGAAGCATATACTCTCAGTAGAAACTTTCGTGATGTGTTGCAAAAAGCACTATGGGTAAACAAAGGAAATCCAAATCTAGAAAAGTTAAGGTCAGCATTGACAGATATGATTACTGATCCAGAAGCAGCAGCCGCGCTTGAGAGAGAAACTGGTGAATATGAATGGATTGTTGGTGATGATGGCAATCAGGTTGTTGATAAAATTAGAAAAAATATCAACGAACAAAAGTTAAAAGACATGGTATGGTGGCACGAAAATGCCTATGGTTATCCCAGCGTTTTTAAAAGTAACTTGTTGAACTGATGTTAATACTGGCTAGGGCACCAAATGATGAGTTTACTCTAAGATTATTTGTGCAGGCATGTGAGAATCTTAAAGCAGATGATGCATATTACATTTGGTCTCTAGCCTTGAATCCGTATTCATTATCTGAACTGTCTCTTGAGGAAATAGAACATTACGTTCCAGATTTCAAATTAGAATCTGAAATCATTGAAGACAAAGATAGAGAGTCTATAATATTCAAGATTGAAAGACATAGGTATGAAAAAACTCTAGATAGCGTACTTAATTATTACCAACACTTAATAACAAGCAATATTTCTAATGACTTTGTTGTTATTGGAGTTAAGGATCATTTAACTCCTGGAGAATTTAATCCGTGGTACGAGACTGAACCTGCTTTGCTGTATTACCTAACTGATATTTTTGAAAAACACAAAGATAAAAAATTTATACTTTTTACTAGTCTAGAAAATTTAGATTTGCACAGCGTCTATCCAAATGTTACAGTTATACCGTGGGGCGGCGATATCACCAATCAACATCTGCGCTACAAAGATATAGAGCCTGTTATTGACAAGAACTTCGAAAGCAAGTATACATTTTTATCTTTAAATAGACACAAAAGAAATCATAGACTTCATCTTCTTAGTTTATTAGCGGGCAAACAATATCTAGAATACGGGTTAACTAGTTGTATTTTTAAAAAAAGTCTAAATCAATATTCTGATTCTGAATGGCATTTTCATAACTATCAGTCTAATATTAAAGAAACCTTTCATCAAGGTTTAAAACTGTTATCAAACTATCAATTTCCGATTGATGATAGTTATGAAATATATAACGACTTGCCAAACGACAATGCTGGCAATTTTCATAGATCGTTAAAATACTATTACAAAGAAACGTTTATAGATTTTGTGTCTGAAACCAGTTACACCGAGCCTTGTTTTCTCATAACTGAAAAGACTGCCAACAGTATCCTAGGATGCAATTTTCCTATATGGATCAGTAGCAAAGGAACAGTAAGTTTTCTTAGAGATACAGGATTAGATGTGTTCGATGATATTATCAACCACTCTTATGATGATATAGAAAATCCGGTTGACAGATTAGAAGCTGCTATTGAGCTAAATCGAGAATTGCTCGTAGATAATAGTAAAGTTAAAAAATTATGGAATGATAACAAAAATAGATTTTTGCGTAACGTGGAATTTTTAAAGTATGGACTAGTAGAGTTTTACACTGAAAGATTTTGGAACACAATTAACAATACACATGAAAAATAAATTATTTTTATTTTATAGTACACCGTATTTTGATATAAAATATATCAAACAATTGGCGGAACTTTTTCGAGATTCTTTGTCAACGAAATATAAATTTATATTTGACAAAGAATTGAACTCGAGGATAGTTAATCCAGTAGAATTTCATAACCTATATCCAAACGTCAATGTTATTAATCTGTTAAGTAATCCGTATAGCAGAGCGGCAAAATTTTATGTAGATAATATTTCGAATTCAAATTATTCTAAAAATATAACAAGGTTTGTATCGGAACTTAGTCACAAAGATCTAACTCCGTTATCCTCTTTTATATTTCCCGATAGTGATTATCTTAGAAGTGATCACTTACAAGAAGATCTAAGAAGATTTTCTGAAAAATACGATCTAAATTTAAAATCTTTCAAGTACAGCTCAACAAGTAAAGTTTCTGTAATACTAAGTTCTGAATTAAAAGAAAACATTAGGCATCTTTATCGAGATGATTTTGATAATTTTTGGCCAACAAACTAATGCAGTATAACAATGCTATGAAAATCCCCCAGTTCTCGTCCGACGGTAGCGAATCATCGGACAACGGTTGGGGGCACCGGACGCCTTAGGCTGCATAACGCAGACGGTCCTAAGGAATTTTAATTGGATTTTCTAACTTCGTTAGTTTCGTCGGGCCACCATTCTGGATCTGGGTTTAATTTATTCTTATACAACTGTTTGATACGACCTTCGTATTCTGCTTTACTGCCCTTGACTCTTTCTGATACTACATCTAACACATAATTCAGTGTCACTGCGTTAGCACTGAGTGTAGCACAACGTGCTGATACTTCATTCTTCAACAGATCTAACAAAATGCTTTCTGAACTTTCAGCAAACACTCTCACAAACTTCTTGGGCACATGTAGGTCAATAGTGCTGTAGACAAAATCATAGTGCGGTTCAGGGCAGCAATGCAAGATATATTCATCCTTGACTTCTATACGTTTGAATCCATCTTTGTTGTACCATACGGCCAAAGATTCTGTTAGTTCGTCTGGTGGTCCAAAATTCTTACTGAGACTGTTGACAAATTTCACAGGTTCATCATTTTTCCAAGATGTGAGTAAATTTTTAGATTCGGTTAATATGTCAGTTATACGCATATGTTTATTTATTCTTGACCCAAAAGCCCAGCCTATCTCCTGCAGGACTATCATACCAACTGGTATTCAGCGGCTGCGGTAAAGGATTGTCTCGCCATACTGGATATATCACACTACCGCTGTGATTGCTGAAATCATCGTTCCATCGTAAGTGTACTTCTATAATCTTGCCGTCAACGTATTCTACATTAACCCACGGAGTCTGACGATATAGGTCTCCTAATACTTCAGGAAACTTGTATAGTTCATTGATCTTTTCCCATCTTGCAAAGCGATCTAGTCTGTTGACATCATCACGAAATCCTTCTACTGCTAATTCTTGGACACTATTGTGAAAATCTACACTGATATGTCGTCCTTCAAAACATTCTGACCAAAAGTATCCATCGGGCACTAGGTCTGTATCTTCGGGAGTCAACCATTGTTTTCTGGCACCCATACCCATCATACGAATATTAGTGATAGGACGTACAATATAGTATCCAGCAGCAGGAACAGGTATGCCAGCCGGTGCTGCCAAATATCCACACTTGACTGACAGTATTAATTTGTCATAGATCCAAAGGTAATCTTTGGGACATTGATTCCAGACATCTCTATCACTTATGTATTTTATATTATTCTTCATCTACTTTGTGAACAAAATTAAATGTTCGCATGTCCTTAATTGGCCTTCTCAATCACCTCAGCCTTGTCCCATCCTATCAAGAATTTAGCCTTCCAGTGATTCTGTTCAAATCCTTTTAGGTGTTGCCATTGGTCCTTAAAACTCCACACACTACGAGCAGCATCCTGCCAATCTTTATGCCTTATGGTAAATTCAAATGAACGAAGATGATTGCTATAATTATCATAGTCAGTGTTATCATATTCAATGTGTAATACTTCAAACACTGTTCTGTCATCTGCAATACCGTAGAGATTAAAATCAAATCCCCACTTGATACGAGTTTTTAACAGTTGATTTGCCCAAGGAATAGTATCCTGTAGAGATTCCAGTTGCTCTTTGGCTTCACCAACATAATCACAACGATGTAGTATCATAGAATGATGCAGGAGCAAGCCTTCGACATCTTGCTCTAATTCAAACCAAGGTTCTTGCCAACAGACATGATTCAGTATGTGATAGTCTATAGGGTAATTCATCGCACGATAATATTTCTGTTCTGCCACACTGAGCTCAAACCCATCAACGTCATAGCATAAGAAATCATCGTACTCAAGATTGTCAACAGATTTCCTACAGTGAGGATCTGATACTGTAGATACTGAATGCCGCTTGAACATTATTTTACATCAAAGTTGAATTGTAATCGACATGTTTTGCAATTACATTCTGTACAGTCGCAGTCTTCTTCCATGCAACTGTTTCCACAGTGTGCGGGGCAACCGCAGGTGCATTTCATTTTGATATATGATGTATTATCTGTAAATGTTTCTTCCACAACACGCTCCTCGATTTTTACTTTTTGGCAGCTTCATGCATGCCAAAATTGCCACTCATGCGTACCTGCTCAATATCATTTTTGTCTGCATAACGATCCACACGCATTGCCAATTGAAAGTCTAATATAGTTAATCCCTTGACATCAAATGTAGAGGTCCTAACTGTGACTTCTGCTACATCCTGTGTGACTTCAGCAAAGTGATCCATTTTTTCTGAAACACTGTTGATAAACTCAACAAACTCCAGTGCATGTCTGTGATCCTTGGCTACGTATTTGGCTTGTAGTGTTTTGTGATCCAACATTTCCCAGTCTGGCAGATACTTACTTTTCAAGTCATTGAGTTTTTCATCGCTGGGTGTATAGTCCTCTATGTCTCTACTACGGAATTCACCTTCAAAGATTTCTTGTATTCTCATTGTGTCCGATCCTTGTTAACTTCAACTGCATATGGCAAGTCTTGAGCATCTTTTTTAAGTTGAGCGATTCTTGCAGATATTACTTTAGGTAATCCATACTTTCGATAATAAACCTTTTTGTAGGACTCTTTATCAGTGTGATACAAACGGAGACCTCTATTTAAAAAATCAATTTCTGTTTTAATCTTTTCTACCTGCGCAGGTCTTTCAGTATTAACTTCTAACGCTGGTTTTGGATCGTCTAGTGCTGCTAGTTTATAATAGCCGCCTGCTGTCTTTATAACTTTCATGTCTCGTTTTTTTGCTGCATTAAGAGCTTGCCCTATCTTTGTATAAACATAGTCTGGACGATGTGTTGCAACATCGGTGTATTTTTCTAAAACTTCATTAATTTTCATTCTGTGCGATCCTTGTCATCAACGGCGCCGCCACTCACCCAGGCTGTACAACTACGTGTGCCTGCACATTTAAAGTGAAGGAAGTTACAATACCCCAAATCACCTTTATGTATAGTTGCCATTGTGTCAGCTTCAGGTTCATCACCTTTGGCACCATCTTCGATACATGCCCACATTTTGTCCGAAACATCAAAGGCAGCACACACAGAGCAAGTCATTGTCTTGGCAGTCTTCTCAGCAATGCCCCATGTTTTTGCTGCTGCTTTCCAGTAGTCTTCTGGAGCATCTGGATTAGCCGGACCATAGTGATAGTCGTCAATAGCTTTCTGACGATTCTTTAGATTGACATCAATGTCGTAGGTTGCCACTGGACAACCCTTGTTTGCTGCTTCTATCAGTGTGATTAAATTTCTCATTGTGTACCTATGTCCTCGAACTTTATGCCTTTTGATTTTAAAAACTTTTCAAATTCCAATTTTTCTTGAGTAGTGTAGAACATGACAAGTCCTCTATCACCTTCTGCTCTGGTTTCTTGCCCTGCTCTAAACTGCTTCATCAATTGAATAAAGGTGTAAGAAGGCACATCCACTTTTAATGTGTTGGGTTGTGGAATTAACAGTTGGTATTCTTCTACTAATATTTCCTTCATTCTCATGTTTTCTTACATCCCTTATAACTGTATCTGTGCTACGGTGAGTTCAGCGGCAGCCGTGGCAGGTGCGGTGAATGGTGAAGTAATAGCAGCCACGTATTCCAAATCAACATCTCCACCTGTGGTTACGATTACAACTTCTATATAATCATCTGCATCAAGGCTCAGTGTTCTGGTAAATGTAAATGTCTGTCCTGCTGGATCAAAATCACTCACACTGTTTCTTCTCAGTGTATTGGGCACATCAGTGCCATTCTTGCGTAAGAAAGTATACACAGGATCCGTTCCAAATCCCGTGCCTTGGCTGTCCCAATGCAGTGTCCACTCTATCTGATACAAACCACTCTGATCCACAGTAGCACGGCTATTGGATACTATGCTTACGCCATTTGAGATTTCTGCGGTGTCAAAATCTACTACTGTGGGCGTGTTGTTGCTTGCACTCAAGTCGGAGGTTCTTGTAAACACACCATAACTCATCTTCTGCTCTACTGTGGGACGCACAAAAAGTTCGCCGTCTGTAGCATCCACTGCGAGAACAGCCGCCACAGGAACAACATTGTTGGGTGCTGTAGGCTTGACTTTTGTAAGGGCACCTTCTGTGCTTGGATGGGCATACAGTATGTCGCCTACAATCCAAGTTTCGCTGACAGGTGTTCCTGTGGTGTTGATGCCACGCACCTTACCCCAAACACAAACCCTGCCATCTTCATCGTCCGACAAAGTCTGTGTGGCAATGCCTAAACCGTATAGGTTTGGGAAGGTTCCATCTGCTTCGAACGGTGCAATCAACAGTCTTGCTTCGCCGTCTGGCATTTCTGCTCCTGCGAATCTGACACAAGCACCATTTGCTATCTCTGAACCTGTAGCGTTCCTAGCATAGGCATACAGTTCTTGCCCAACCTGCTGAACGACACCATCAGCGTGGACTATGTTAAGTGTGCCGTCTGCACTACTCCAACATATCGTGCCTTCTGGTTCTGTGGTATGGGTGTGGGTGGTATCAAACAACAATGTGGTAATAGGTCCAATGTCGTCGTTGGGTAGATTCACAACGGATACCACATTGCTACCATTGATGTCTGTTGTGGAGCCATCGTCCGTATAGGTTTCACCCGTGTCAATGGTAATAGTTCCGCCTAAAGAAACGCTATCGCCATTTATTGTGATACTGCTGTTTGCCAACATAGTATTTGTGACGGTGCCAGTGTCTGTGGTATACACACCGTTGGTGACAGTGTCAGCATTACCAGTGACATCGCCCACCAAGTCAGCGGTGATAACACCAGCGGCAAAATCTCCACTGCTGTCACGGGCAACAACCTTGTCCGCAATGTTGGTTGCGGTGGCATCCACAGCGAACGTTTGTGCCGTGCCACCGTTGTAGTCTGAACCTGTGAGGTAGTTGCCTGCACTGATAGATTCTAAATCGGATCCCAATGCTATACCGCTGATGGTTGAGTTGGCTAACTTGGCATTTGCGATACTGCCCGCCAACATGGTGTTTGTGACAGTGCCTGTATCAGTTGTGTAAACGCCGTTGGTGACGGTGTCAGCATTGCCTGTCAAATCTCCCACAAAGCCCACGGTGCTTACCACACCCGTTGCGGTGAACTCTGCGGCTGTAACCACATTGCCAAACGCGGCGGTGCCGTTGGCGGTGACATCAATGGTAATCTTGCCGCCTTGGTTGGTTGGTCCTTGATCCTCTGTGGCTATCCAGTTTATCTTGCCCGGACCAAACGTTTCAAAGTCAGTGCCAGTGCTGGCTTGTCCAGCGATGCGGAAGAACACTTCTCCGTCTTTGACGTTTTCTAAATCACCTACTTCACCATTGTATCTGCGTCCTACAATGATAGCATAGTTGTTCACAGCATCGAGATAGGTTCTGTTGACAACATCAGTGTTACCTGTGGTGTGCAGAATAACACCAGTTTGATTGGGTGGATGCATGTCGCCTGTGTCACTGC